ACAGTGGCAAAGTAATCTGGGTGAACTCGGGCACGATAAGTTGCGACCTGGCGTTTCTTACTGTCGAGGACCTGTGCAACACTGTAGTCGCCACCTCGGACGCCCATGGCGACATCAGCGCCAATCGTGTACTGTTCGCCGGGGTCTATTGTCTTGTAGAGAGTAAGCTCACCGCGTACATTCTCTAGCCACTCATCACCCTCTAGTGCCAGGCGCTTCTTAGGCTCTTCGCAGGTAGTCAGACTTTCCTGTAGGCCCTCGGGGTTAAACACAGGTCGTCCGGTCGTCAGGAAGGCTTCTTCTGGCTCGGCTGGGTACTCTTGTCGTGTTAAATCTATGCCGTTCTGTGCAACCTTGCGACGGCGGAACATTAGTTGCTCGTTGTCTAGGTCATACTTCTCACAAAGTTCTTCTTCCTCGGGAGTTCTCTCAAAGTTCTCTGAGACTGGCTCACGATACTCAGGATCAATGTACCAGGGAATAAACACCGGCACATATCCATTGGTGCCATCAACAGCGCCTTTCCAGAGGTCATAAAAGATGCCACTAACGCCGTTAGCCGTGCTTTCGACAAAGATGGCAGTGCCATTCTTGTTAGGCACAGCTTGTGTCATACCGTTCCAGTTCTCCAGAGCGGTGGACTTCTGCCAGAAGGCAAGCTCAGAGGCGTGGACATGGGTGAGAGTTTCACCCCGGCCAATGCTCTCACCGCCAGCTGTCGCGACGACGTATGAGCTATCTAGGACATCGAAGGTGAGCTCTCGGCGACTTGAGTATTTGGTGTGGGGCTTGAGTAGATCAGGGCAGTTGTCATGATACCGTTTGGTCATGTCAAAGAGCGCCCTGGTACTGTCCGAGTGGTGGGTGACCACCATAGCTTTGCAGGCCCTACGTTGGGACACACTGTAGTACAGATAGCCACCAACGTGGGTAGAGAGACCCTGCTGTCGAGCCTTTAGGATAATGATGCGGACCTTACCCTCAGTAGCCATCTGTTTATCCACGGCATCCTGGAGGATGATCTGGGCTGGCTTCAGTTTGAGGGGCTGGATGTCACCATCTTTGGTGCGGATCTTTAGTGCAGACTGACTGTAGAACTCAAAGTCGTCGTACAGTCGTTTTCGTACCTGTTTAAGTCTCTTGTCCATCGGTTTGCTCTTCTTCAGTGTCTGCTACTAGGAGCGACTCCAAGAATTGCTCGGCTTTACCGATAGTGACTTCGGATTTAGCAGCGGGTTTGGTTTTAGTGAAATCCAGGACCATACGGGCGGCTGTGAGCCGGTCCCTGTTTTGGCCAGGTTCGCGCATGATCTCGACGGCAGCTTTGAGAGCCTCGATTGCATACACGTCGTCAATTTCGTTTTCTTTTGCCATGATCTTAACGATCCTTTCAGCGTCTAGTTTGGCCTGTTTGCGGATGGGTGCAATTTGCTTGGCTGTGTAGCCATCAGGGGTCCCCTGGGGGCGGCCACCCTTATTCTTTCTTGTTGCCAGCATTAGACGGAACTTGGCTCGTCCCTCGGGTGTTTTGTGCTGTAGAGCCAGTGGGTTTATGCTTGGGTCCCTGGCTTGGTTTGGGTTTTTGGGGGGCCTTGGTGCCTTTACTCGGGGATGATGTGGTGCTCCTCCCATTATTCGTACTCACAATGCTGGTTAATATTGACAGGGTAAGACGTGAATTGGGACAGAACATCTGATCAGGTAGGACCCGTCCAATCTCCGTTATGATCACCTCGCGCTGGGCGGGGGTCAGGAGCGTTGACGTGGTCACGGCCTCTATTGCCTGGAGTATTGGGACCAGGTCTATGGCAGTCTTATGCATTATTTTGCTCTCCAAAAGAAAAGAGGCCCCCGGAGGGACCTCTGTTTGTTCTTATGCGGTTAGGGCGCCCATACCTTGGGGCGGGGGTGACAAGGCACCAGGAGGCATCTGCATTTGTTGCTTTTCCTCCTCCTCCTCAGCCATACCTTGGGCCAACATGGCCATGACTGTCGCAATTACGACGGCCATTGGGTGGCTGAAGAACTTCACCTTATTGTTGCCGGCGTTGTTGAACTGTTCGCGTATCAAGGCAGCTGTCTTGGGCATCACAGCCTTAGCCAGCTTAGGATTGATCAGGTAGATCAAGACGGGATCAACAGCCAACTCGCGTACACCCTGCATGTAGTCGGTGTAATAGTCAGAGTTTGCCTGGAGCCTGTCCATACCGGCGGCAGCATCTGCTTGGGACATAAGTCCAGCATCAACCTCCTTCTGATAATAGTCCTTCCAATCCCTGAGACTTTCCATCAATTCTCGGACACCGCGCAACGCACTGCGCTGGGCAGGGTCATTGGTTGTGTAGGCATCCACGTTCAACTGGAGGTTATCGATCTCAGACATGATGTCAGGGTCGCCACCTCCCTCTAGTAGGGGTCTCAAAGCACTGCCAGCAAAGGATCCAGCCGGTGCTCTGTCTATCTGACCTGTAACTGGATTGGTGAATGAAGTGTCATCGACCTGAGATCCATTGAGATCCAAGGGGCTTAGGGTCATACCGTGGGCGATCTCATGGATAACATTTGAGAGTGCCTCGATGCCACTTACTCTACGACCGTTGTCTAGGAGAGCGCCTGGGTTGAGACCAAAGACGGTCCCTTCTGCACCTTTGCCACCGGCGTAGGAACCCTTCATGTAAAAGGAGGCCTCTGCATCTCGGCCGGCGTTCTTGTCTATAGCGTATCTGGACGCAAATGCCTCATCCTGGCTGTCAAATAGGCGGACAGTGATGCCAAGAGTTTGAGCCAGGCCTAGTGCCTGATCTAACGTCTGGATACCATCCTCATACTTAGTTCCACGTTTGCCCACCTGGAAAGGCACCTTTGCCTCGGGGACAAACCGCTTGACCGCTGTGAGAGCTACTCTTGAGAGAGTAGGCCCCTTGGTGGTGGGTCCATTTTCGGCATTGGTCCTGGATGCTCGTCCACCAGTATTCCTAGGGGGGTTGAGGAGGTTGGCGATGATGCTGTTGTCTGCGCCAGGTCCTGCATTGGGATTGATTGTCCCTCCTCCTCCTGGTCCAACTGCTCCAGCAGATCCCAGTCGATCTCCTTGTCCCAATCTATCTTGAACGGATTTCCTTGCGGCGTTTGCGTAGTCTGGCGCTTCGTCGTCTTGATAGCCACGGCTTTCTCCATCTTTCTGCTTGGCTGTGTCGTACAGCCTTTTCTCTGGATACCAGAGTAATGCTTGTAAGTCACTCATCGTGAGTGGTTCATTTGATCTTTGACGCACACTTGGGGCATCTTGAAGGCGTTTTAACCCGCGCTGGAATACCTCGCGGATAAATGTACGTTCTTTTGCACCAGCGGGTGCTTCCACCTGTCCATCTAAGTACTTTGCTAGGCCATTACCAGCTTTTCTCAGGCTTTCACCACCAGGTATGGCATTAATAGCAGAACGCCAGTCTGGGTCCATTGATGCTTTTGCAATAGCATTGGCAAAGTCAGAGACAGACTTTTTTGACATCTTGTTACTAAGTTTGACACCTGAACCTGAAAATAAAGGTTTAAAAGCCTTAAACTCTAGGCCAGGCATCATATCCTGGATCTCTTTTGTTTTTTGAGCAATCATAGGCTTGTTTAGTTTAACCAGACCACCACGCCAACGTCCAACAGTTCGCATAAGCCAACGGTCCATAGTAAGCTCATCAAAGTTACCATACAGGTTGGAGTAGAAACCATTGCCAATCTTAGGCCCAAGGATTGATGCACCACGTACTAGTGTGTTTTTACCTTCACCTGAGATCTTAACGCCATATTCCTTCTCAAGTTGCTTAACAGGAACTCTGCTGTTCATGAACTCAATCAGAAGATCGTGTGCACCCTCATCTGAGTTAGACTTGCGTTGGAACTTCTCTAGCATGGTGTGGTACTGAGCTAGACCACTGTTAATAGCCGCAGCTGCTTGGCCAATACCGGCGTCAGTAGGAAAACGGCCAGTTTCTTTCAGTGTCTCATATACGTCCAAAGCCAACTCAAAGTTCTTATCAACCTTGAGGCCATTGGATGTAACAGCAGTTGCCCAGATGAATTGCATCTTTGATTTTGGATCTGTAAGGACCTCCGGGTGTATTTCAGCTACAGTTTCGAGTGCCTGCGTTACTGTACGTCCATACCAACCGATGGCATTCTCATTGTCTTTTAGGGCTTCCAGGGCGTCTTCAACCACAAAGTCTGATAGTCTATCAATATTGTCCTCATCGAGAGTATTCAGGTCAATGCCTTCGCGCTCTTGGGCTGCCAGCGATTGTTCCTGTAGGTCAAGTTTAAAGTCACGGCCTTTAGCATAGATCTTGGCCTGTGCAGCCTGGAATGAATTACTGAGGTTGGTGTCCATAGACACATCTGTCTTTTCACCAAATTGACGGGGCGGACCTCCAGGAACACTACGGCTGTCATCAGACATAGGTTGATCTGGCGTGGCTACAGTGACTTTGTCGTAAACCGGGTGAGGCTTACCTCGGACGCTAATGTTTCCAATGATGTTGCCGGTCTGGACTTCTCCCTGGGTTGTAGGCCGCAAACGAGGCTCAGAAGGCTGGTTAGGGTATGTTTCCAGGGACACTGGGTTCTGGAGATCTGTGTCTAAGCTGTAAACGTGTTTCCCACGGATCGTAGTTGACACCACTGTTGATGGTCCATCGTAGTCAATCCACTTCCAGCCAGCTTTCTGCTTAAACAGGTTGACTTTTACCTTTGGGCCGTCAGCTTTGGTAGCTGGGGCTGCTGTAGTGTCATTGGTCTCGAGAACGGGTTTACCGTCAACGACTTTGACTGAACCGCCAGTGTATGTGGTCCCTGTCACATCCTGTTTGGTATCCAGGTCAATGTAGTTACCACCAGGGACAGGATCTGTGACACCAAACATCGCCTGCATCTTGGTATTATTGTAGGGAACTGGGACAACTCGGGCATCGTCAGACATAGGTGACGGGCTTGAAGGACCATATTTCTCCATGGCTGCTTTAAACCGGCGGTCATTTTCAGCTGTATCTTGGCGGTCTGCGATAGGGGAGGTCCGCTGTGTAGCCTGGGCTTGCTCTAGGACACTTGGTGCCGGTGCAGTCTCAGTATTGACGGCAGGTTCCCCCTGGATGGCCTCCTGAGTGGCCTGGGCCTGTGCTAACATTGAAGGTTTGCGCTTTTGCTGGCGGCGGACACGATCGACGTAGGGCTTATAGAACTTGTCCACGTTCTCCTGGGTAACACCCTCGTCCAGGAGGATCTTCTCGACATCTCCCATGACCTCTACAGACATGTTCTCTGTCTGGACGGCCTCGAGGGCTATGTAGAGTGCCTCGACTTCAGTGTCTGGTAGATCTGGGGTGTCGAGGAGTTGCGCTTGGAGGCGCAGACCTTCACTACGGTTAGCATCTATGCCAGCCTGGTAGTTCTCGGACGTGGTTGTCTGGTTACCATTGACCGTAGGCTGCGCCGGCGCTTGTGTTTGGGCATTAGGTGTGGCTGTCGGTTGGGGGGCGCCTGGAACTGTGTCCATACCAGGGGCCTGAGGTGCCATGCCTGCGGTTCGGGCAGCTAAGATCTGATCTGGGGCGCTTGTGCGTGTGACCGAGCTTTGACCGTTTGATAGGTGGTCGTTGATGAGGGGGATAATCTCAGTGAGAGACCGTACCTGTATCTGTGCCCCACTGTTTGCCTCTGAAATGTCGTCCAAAACCTCATTCACGGCTGTGGCAGTCGGGTTGCCTTCACCAATTTGGTACTGAGCTCGAAGTTCAGAAACAATCGTGTCGAGATCCTTTGCCTCAACACCAGTGCCCAATAGTATTGAACCTAGAGGGCTGTTGTCTTTACCTGCGTTACCCGTCTCACCAGCAATAAGGGCACTTCTTGCGGTATTTGCTTCAACATCAGCAACTTTCTGCTGTTTCTCCAGGGCTGCGGCTGCGATCAGGGATGGACCCGTGGGCCTGTCCTGGCCAGTGAGCTTCTCGAGCTTCTTTACAAAGCGATTAACCTTGGACCGGCGACCTGTGACTGCGTCTATTGCGCGACCACCAGCGATAATACCAGCTGTGGTGGGGACACCGAAAGTTGTAGCACCGGCAACACCGCCCAGGACATTCAGACCACGGTAGATGTTAAAACCGCCACCGCCGTCATTCTGAAGTGGGTTTAGAAAGTCAGTGAACTGGCTGATGCCGCCCTTGGTGCCATCTGCAAATAGATCTGTAAGGACATTACCCTGGGCAAATAGATTACTCAGTTGCTGCGCTTCCATACTTTCGGCACCCAAAAGACGT